GATTGGGTATTTCTTCTGCGAGAAAATAATTACCAAAATCGAAAAAAGTTATATGAAAATTATGCAGGAATGTTTCATACATTTGAAATGTTTTGTCAAACAATGGACTCTTGCACAGAAGATTTTGGATGTTTAGTTATACATAATGGTTCTAAAAGTAATAAACTGGAAGATCAAGTATATTGGTATAAAGCAGATAATCATACAGATTTTAGAGTTTGTTGTCCAGAAGCATGGCAATTTAGTGATGAAAATTTTAATCCGGATGAAGAAGATGCTGAACAAGATTTAAGTGAATTATTTAAAAAGAAAAATAAAGTTAGTATTAAAATTAAAAAAATATAAATTAAAATGTATATTCTAATTGATAAATTTATTTAAAGATATATATTTATTACATATTATTATGAAACATATAATAAATATTATAGAAAAATATAACTTGATTTTATTTATAAAAACAAAATCAAGTTAAAGATATTAAGAGTATTAATAATAAAATGGAAACATTAGATATTATTGATCTAATTGAACAAAACCATCAGATATATAATAACAAATTATTAACTAAAATAAAAGAAAATTTTAGTGAAATAGAACAACAATTATTTATAACTTCATTTTATTGTTATCTAAATTATTATCCATGTAATAGATTTAGATAATATATAGAATGGTTAGATTTTAATAAAAAAGTAAAGGCAAAAAAATTTTATATTAAATATTGACCATAAAAAAATGCTTTTCCAGCTGGGAAAGCAAGATTAGAATTAAGATAAAAAGATTTATAGTATTATTGTGTAGTATACTTCCAATAACACATAGGAATTCTAAATTATTTTAATAGATTAAAAATATTAATAAAATATATTTATCAATAGTTTTATTATTCTCTACTATGTATTTTAAACATACATAGTATTTTAATAAAAAAATATAAATTAAAATGTATATTCTAATTGATAAATTTATTTAAAGATAGATATTTATTACATGTTATTATGAAATATATAATAAATATTATAAAAAAATATTTTTTAAAGAATTACCAAAACTAATTTTTAATAAAAGTTGATTTTGTTTTTAAAAACAAAATCAACTTAAAGATATAAAGAGTATTAATAATAAGTAGAAGAAAAATAAAATGGAGACATTAGATATTATTGATTTAATTGAAAAAAACCCAATAACAAAATTATCAGATACATATAATAACAAATTATTAACTAAAATAAAAGAAAATTTTAATGAAATAGAACAACAATTATTTATAACTTCATTCTATTGTTATTTAAATTATCATCCATGTAATGACTTTATAATAGATTTAGATAGTATATGGGAATGGTTAGGTTTTAATCAAAAAGTAAAGGCAAAAGCATTATTAGAAAAAAATTTTATATTAAATATTGACTATAAAAAGTTGCTTAACCAGCAGGTTGAGCAAGATTCTGAAGGAAAAAAACATGGCGGACATAATAAAGAAATATATATGTTAAATATAAGAACATTTAAATTATTATGCATTAAATCAAATACAAAAAAAGCTAAAGATATTCATCAATATTTCATAAAATTAGAAGAAATCCTATATGAAGTTATCGAAGAAGAGAGTAATGAATTAAAATTACAATTAGAAAAACATATTATTCAAATTGAAGAAAAAGAAAAACTATTAGAAAAAACAAAAATCGAAAAATTAAAAGAAGTTGAGAAAGCCATTATTAAACAATTTCCAATAAATACCGAATGTATATATATAGGAACAATTGAAAATAGTAATGAATCAAAAGAAAAATTAATTAAATTTGGACATACAAATGAACTATCAACAAGAGTAACATGTCATCATAAAGATTATAATAATTTTTTTTTAATCGATGCTTTTAGAGTCCAAAATAAAGTTGAAATTGAAAATTTAATTAAAAGTCATAATATTATAAAAAAACAAATACGAACTATTATTGTAAATGACAAAAATAAAACTGAAATTATTGCATATGATGATGTAAATTTTACTATTGAAAAATTAATTAAAATTATTAAAGATATTATTCAAACAAAAATATATAGCATTGAAAATTTTAATAAATTATTAAAAAGAAATGAAGAATTAGAAAATATTCAAAAAAATATTGATGAAAAAACAGAAAATATTCAAAAAAATATTGATGAAAAAATTAAAAATTTAGAAAATGAAATTAATGAACAAAATAAAATAATAAAAGAACAAAATATTGAAATTATTTATTTAAAAGATAAATTAGAAGAAAAACAAAAAATTATTGATAATATTGATAATGAAAATGAATCTGTTTATAAAAATGTATTATTACCAGAAGATGACTTAAATAAAAAATTTGATGAATTTATTAAAGAAATATGTATTGTAAGACCCGATGTTGAAGAAAAATCAGTAAATTTAGAAGGTCGTTACCGTTTATGGAATAAAATTAAACCTACAAAAGAAGTATTTCATTCATTAAAAAATTATTTAGATATAAGATTTAAACCAAAAAAAATTAATGGTATTCATTCTTATAGTGGCATTAAATTAAAAAATGTTGAATATAAAAAAAATGAGAAAGATTCAGATATTCAAAGATTTATTTTTAATTCATGTAATTTTTCAGATACTGCTAAAGTATTAAATTCAACACTACTTAAAGAATATCAAAAATGGAAAATATCATTAGACAAAGAAATCTGTAATGATGATATAAAAGATTTAAAAAATTACTTAAATGAGTGCCAGTATACTCTTAAATCAACTGTTTGGATTGATAATGAAAGTAATCAAGGATATTATGGTATTGAACTTAAAACATCTGAATATAAACCAAAATATAATAATACAACCGGTAAAAAAGTATATAAAATTGAATTAAAATCTAATTTATTGTTATCAACTTATGATTCAATATTAAATGCAAGTTTAAACGAAAATATTTCCAGAGTTTCTATGAGCAGATGTGTAAAAGATAAAAAAGTTTTTAATAATGATTATTATTATACATCTGAATTACCAAATATAATTGAAGAATCTAAAGATGATTATTATATAAATGATGGAATTTCAATAAATATAGAATCATAAAATTATAAGTAAAAATACCTATTTATTTTTCTAAAACATATTTTAGAAAAATACTTAAAAACTAGAATAAATTATTTCATTTTCTCTTTTATTGTCATGTAAAAATACATTTTGTTAAAAATACATTTTGTTAAAAATACATTTTGTTAAAAATACATTTTTAATTTAAAAATACATTTTGTTAAAAATACATTTTTAATTTAAAAATACATTTTTTTGAATTCTTCTAAATCTTGTGAACCCATTGATAAATTACAACTTGGACAAAGAACCTCTAAATTATTAATATTGTTATTACCGCCCATTTTTACACTTACTTTATGTCCTGCATGGAATGTATGGTATGATATATTTCCATTACAAACATAACAATTACCTTGAATATTATCATTAAAAGATTTACTCCATAAAGCATTTCGAACAGTTTGTGGAATATTTTTACGTTTATTTTCACATTCTGTTTTTATAAATAAAAATCCTATAAAAAAACCCTGCTTTTTCATAGAAGTCTCGTAATAATCAATATTTGATATTTTACATTCATCTTTTATCTTTTCATTTAATAATTCCATTTTTGAAATAATATTCATATAATTATGTCCCTTATATGAATTTAATAAATAATGTACTAATTGATCAATATTAATATTTGGAAAACGTGGATTAGCACATTGAGATATATGTTTATGATATTTATTTTTCATATATACTTTTATTCTCTCTAATAAATCAATCTTATCATCTTCTAATATAATTTCATGTAAAATAAATACATTATTTAAATCTTTAAAATAATTTATTAATTCTTCTTTTGAATTACATATTTTCATCATATAAGGAATCTTAAAATTTATATTTGTCTTTTCATAAAATTTTTTATATGCATAAAATCTATGTTGTCCATCACATATATATAATACTTTATTTAATAAAGCAGTATGTATAACATTTATATATGGTATTGTATCATCTCCTATTTCTTTATTATAGTCAATTAATTTTTTATAAAATTCATTAACTCTTTCTTCTATATAGTCTCTGTTACATAATGGTATTTGTGGATTTTTATTTAAAAAATCTCTAAAACACTCATGATAAAAATAAGTATTATTTGATATTCTTGTACATTTAGATTCATTCATATTTAATTTATTAATAAAAATTTATTTTAAGTTATTTAATTTATTAAATATTATATTTTATATACTTTATATATGATTATTATTATAAAATTATTAGATAATAATAAGACTTTATTAGAAGTTGATTCAAATAATACAATATCTTTTATTAAACAAGAAATTGAAAATAAAATGCATATAAGTAAAAATACACAAAGATTAATATTTAGTGGTTATCCATTAAGTGGTGAAATGACATTAAAACAATTAAATATAAAAAATAATTCAATTATACATTTAATATTACAATTAAATTAAAAATTTAAAAAGTTTATTTTTTATAATTTAAAAATTAAATAAATATAATGGCAATAATTTTAAGAAAGTTTAACTATGATTACATTAATAATTCATCATTAATATTTATTATTGGGTTAAAAGAATTTGGTAAAAATATAATAATAAAAGATTTATTATATAATAATAGTGAAATTGAATCAGGACTAGTTATTTCATCATCCATTAATAATTATAGTTATATTCCACCAATATTTATATATGATAAATATGATAAAAAAATTATTAAAAAATATATTAAGAAACAATTTGAATTAAATAAAGAGTATTCGAAAAATATTTATAATACGCGTTCATTTATAATTTTAGAAGATATTATGTATTTACACTCTTGGAAGAAAGATAAATATTTAGAATCTTTATTTAATTTATTATCTACTATAAATTCATTATGTATTATTCAACATGAATATATGATTGATATTAATGACAATTTACATAAGAATATTGATTATGTTTTTATATTAAAAGAAAATTTGGATAAAAATAGAAGAAAAATATATGATATTTTTGTTAAAGAATTAATTATACCATATTCACTATTTTGTAAATTATTAGATGATTATACACAAAAATATAATTTTTTAATATTAGATGTAAAATCGCAATCTACAAATATTCAAGATAAATTATTTTGGTATAATGCAGATAATCATGATGATTTTAAAATGTTTTCAATAGAAGCATGGAACTTTTCTAATGAAAATTTAATTGAAGAAATAAATAATAATAAAGAAGATTATATACAAAAATTATTTAATAGAGAATTATTATTTTGATTATTAAAAAAAAATATAACTATAAATTATAATATGGGTACTTTCTTTTCAAGTGAACCTAATGGAAATAAAACAAGTACATCATATACAAAGATGGCGGGTAATTATTATGCAAAATTTTCAAGTTCAGGAAAAAATACATCATATGCAAATATGGCGGAGACTTATGCAAAATCTCCAAATGCTAATAAAAAAAATAGTCTTACTATAGCACCAATTAATATTACTTCAAATAAAAAAAATAATAATACTCCAAAACCAAATAATACTCCAAAACCAAATAATAATTCACCAAAAACAAATAATACTCCACAACCAAATAATACTCCACAACCAAATAATAATTCACCAAAACCAAATAATACTCCAAAACCAAATAATACTCCACCACAAAATAATACTCCACTACTAAATAATACTCCAAAACCAAATAATAATCAATCTCAAGAAGGTGGTAAAAAAATTAAAAAAAAGTTATTGAATAAAAAAAATAAATTTAAATTTTAATATAATATTATAAATTTTAATATAATTAATTTATTTATATTAATTATATGAATAATTTATTTAAAAAAACACAAATATTACAATTTATAATAGTTATATCTTTTTATTTATTATCTAATTTATCTGAAAATGAAAATGATAAAATTTTAGAAAGAGATTCAGAATATTATATTTATTTAGTAAATATTGTGAAATATAATAATATTATTAAACCATATTTAAATAATTTAACTGACAACAATGTAGATAATAATATATTTTTACAAAATAATGATTATTTTTATTTTTTTCATAATCAATATAATGTATTTGCATATTTTTTTAAAGAAAAAAATAGTGATATACATCAAATATATTTTAACGGAATAAATAGTATTTTTGATATAAAAACAATCATTAATATTTTAATAAACAATTTTACTTTTGAGAATATTGAAGATATATTACATAAAAATGGTAAATTATATAATATTATTGGAAATAAAATAGAATTAATGAATGAACATGATAATATATCTATTTTAAATGTTTTCGATATATTAAGTAATGTTATTTATAATATTAATGATTCAAAAGTAAATTTAAAAATTAATGGTAATAGTTTAGGTGGTCCAATATCACAAGTTTTTGTATATCTCATTTTAGACAAATATAAAGAAAAAATAAATATTGAAGTTTGTAATATTGAATCATGGTTTGCTGGGGATAAAAAATCTTTTGATACTTTTAAAACTATGTTAAAATTCTCAAATATTTACAATAAAAAAAGTATATTGTATTTTTTTAATATAATTTTTCAAAAATATAATAAAGCAGATTTTTATATAGATAATAGTTGTATTAGTGATAATAATATTAATAAATATATATCAAAGTCTTTTCCAAAAGGAATTATTAAATATATTAAAAATTATCATTTATTATCAAATATTCTAAAAAAAGAATTATAATACATTTCATATAATAATTAATGTAATAGAAAAATATAAATATATTTTTCTATTTTTATAATAAAAATTATATAAATTAAATTTTTTTTATTATTTTTATCATTTCATTTTTTTTTAGTTGTTTACCTTTTTTTGATAAACTTAAATTATTACTTCTTAAAATTTCTTTTAAATTATTAACATTTAATGAATTTAGATATTTTGAATTTTTTAAATTTCTAGCATTATTATATAAAGATTCTTCATCGTCTTCATTATTAGTTTCATCATCAAAAATACTTGTAATTTCAAAATTTTTATTATAATATCCACCATTTTTTAGTGAATTATTATCTTCATCATCTAATTCTGAAGAACTATTATCTTCATCATCTCCTTCTGATTCTAAAAAAGAAGTTTCTGATAATTTACCATTATCATTCTCTTCTTCACTTGATTCTAATGAAGTTTTTGATAATTCATCATTATCATTCTCTTCTTCACTTGATTCTAATGAAGTTTCTGATAATTCACTATTATCATTCTCTTCTTCACTTGATTCTAAAAAAGAAGTTTCTGATAATTTACCATTATTATTCTCTTCTTCACTTGATTCTAATGAAGTTTCTGATAATTCACCATCATATTCTTGGTCTGATTCTAATAAAGAAGTTTCCGAAAAATTATCATAGTATCCACCATTTTGATTAAAAATATTACTACTTTTAGATGATAAACTACTTTCAGATGATAAATCGTTGTCATTTAATGAATTTAAATAGCTTGAAACATTGTCTTTTTCTAAAGTTGATTTTTCAATATTTTCTAATTTAGAATCATTAAAAGATAAAGGTATTGACTTTTTAATATCAAAATCATTATTGTCTATAGTTACTGTAACAGAATTTCCATGTTTCAAATACGGAAATAAAATTTCTTTTAATGCAGTAAATTTAGATGCATCTAATAAACTTTCAGATTGTCTTAATTGCGATATAATTCTACTTTTAATATGATCATTGCTAAAATTTACTTCACCATTATTTGTACTACTAAAACTTATTTCAAATACCATTTTATATAAATATTATAGAAAAAAAATTTATAATATATTCCTTAAATTACTTCCGAATGAATCTATTATTAAATCGTTAAAATTATCAAATAAAGGTAATTCATAATCACCTTCAAATATTAATTTTTTTATTGTACCATTTTTATTTTTAATTAATTTAATATTTTTATTATCTTGTTTATAAAAATAAGCTATATCAACAATATCATTAATCCAATTTTTACCAAATATCTCAAGAATGGCTATTTCAAAATCTTCAAAATTTATCTTTCGAACATTATTTAAATATTTTGTTAAAAAATTAAATTTATGCATTAATTTAGGGTTTCTATTTAATTTTAACATAAATGCAAACTGCCATGCTCTTTTATTAGCATCCGGAAATATTACATTTTCATATTTTGGTTTAACATCACAATGGAAAATTCTACACCAATCACCATCTATATTTTTATCCCATAATTCTTTATATATTTGTTTAAAAATGTCAATTGCAATAATTGATGTTGTATTTATTTTCAAGCCCAATTTTTTTCTTAATAAATTAATATATTTTTTTGAAATTTGTGCTTTATATCCATTATTCATAATATTATGTAATTCACTAATCCAAACTTTGTTTTCATATACATATCCTCTTGTTTGCTGAACTCTACTATTTTCACCAACTAAAGCGATTAATTCAGCCAAATGTTCAATATATTTATCGTTAAATTGATCAAAAATTCTAAATTCAACACCATTTGGTTTACTCATTCCAACACCTGATTCTCTATGCCATGGTCTGTCTGGATCAGTTGAACCGAAAGTTCTAAAGTCAGAACTTAAGCTAGAAATAGCACCCTCTCTTTTCGCCATTGGAGAAGGTTTATAACATGGTCTTAATTTATAAACATCATCAAAATACAAATTATCTCTCCAATATGTAGGAGTCTTTGCATATCTTCCAATACCTTTATCTAAAAGACGAATATCACTCCCTGCAAAATTACCCCATCCAATAATCATAACTCTGAAGGATCCTCGTACAATTTTTTTTAAAGTACCTGGAGCATTTTCATCTCCACTAAAATAAGCTGTTAACATTAATGGTTCTAACCATTGTAATTGATTACAGAAATTCTTATGTATTTTTATGAATTCTTTGTTAGTTATATCTTCTTTATGAGGTAGTGTCATTGTCATATGATAACTTCCATTATATTCAGGTAATAATATGTCTTTGCCTTTTTTGTCTTTTTCAAAAAAGTAAGTTCCGTTTTTTTCTTCAATGGGACATTTTAAGTATCGTGTCATTCCAAACGGATATTCTGCAAAGTCTCCGTACTTTTTAATTAGTTTATGTGTTTCTTTATTTCTTAAAAGAAGATTATAAAAACGTTCTTTTGCGAAAACAATATCTTTAGTCATATTTTTTAAATCTCTTCCTTTTTTAATTGAACAAAATGGGTCAAATGTAATAAATTCAGGCATTTTTACTGGAACTGTTTTAATAACCCATTGATCATTACATTTTCTTCCACTTGTTTCAAATGGAATATTTTTAAGAAACATATAATCATCATAACTTATATCTGAAACTGAATTATTTTTTTCTTCTAACATTTTTTCAACTATTTTATAAGAATCGAAAATTGTAAAATCTTTTATTGCTTTATCTGAATGGATTGGTTTATGAAATATATGCATTTCGTGTTCAATACCAAATCCCCAAGTATATTTACTTAATTCTTTTTTTGATGTCATATAAAATACATTAGATAAAATTTATAATATAATTTATTAGAAATATTTTTATAATATAATTTTTTATAGTTTCTAATAAATCATAAAAAAAAATGATTTTTTTAATTTAGAAATAAAATAAATAAGTAATACAAGTTATCATAATAAATATAAATTATCATAATAATGTCTTTATTTGAAATAACAAATAATATTGAAAAAAATGAATTATATATGATAGATTTATATGATATAAATACTATAATACATGTTGTATGTATGAATAAAGCTATATATGCATGTGATCTAAAAATTATATATATGGAGAAAAATAACAAAGTAACAGATGAATATAATAATTCTTATATTTCATACCGTTATGAGTGGAACTTTAATAAAATATGTTTTAG